AACAATTAAGATCTATTAAAAAATCTAAAAAATCATATAAGAAAGGAAAATATTTTACAAGACCTAAATTAAAATCTTTTAAATCAAAGAAATCATCATGGACGCAAAAATTTCATAAATTACATCCAGAAGCTAAAAATTTAAAGCAAATTGCTGATGTTACTGGTATACCTAAACCAGCATTATCAGCGGTTAAAAAAAAAGGTATGGGAGCATATTATTCATCTGGTTCAAGGCCCAATCAAACTGCTGAATCGTGGGGATTAGCTAGAATGTACTCATATATTTTAGGTGGACCTACAAGAAGAGTAGATCACCATATCACTGAAAAATATAATGTTAAATTTAAATATTGATTTTAATTGAGTTTAAATCCTTAAATTGATACTAAATTAATACTAGATAGATCAATTTCATTTTGATTATTATCAACAATTTTATATTTCTTTTGAATTCTTTTAATTACAGATTTTAATTCATTAATATGGATTTTAATTTGTTCTTCTTTTAAAGAAGCACTATTATCTAATATGTCTGAATTAATCATACCATTTTCAATCATACTATATTCTTTATTAGAAATTATATGAACACCAGCATTATCAGATGATGGATCTGCTGTAAATAGTCTAAAATCTGATCCTTTTTTCTCCTTAATTTCTGTATGATTATCAATTGTTTCTGATAGAATGGGTGATGTATTATTAGTTTCATTTAGAATAGTTTTTTTATCAGATGCTTTGTATCCTTTTAATTTTTCCCAACGAGGGATTCCTGCTTTCATTACACCTAATACTTTTTCGCCATTTATATCCATAATCGTATCATTTGGTAAAATTAAATATTCTTTATTCTCAATAAATTTTCTTTCAGTTTTCTTTTTTTCAGACTTTTTGTGTTCTTCCATAACATATTTAGATAAATTTCGTAACTTAACACAAAATTCTTCTGGTGGATGAATTAAGGATTTATTTGCCCCAGGATTAATAATATTATCAAAATCGTTGTTGCAATAAATTTCTCCTCTTAATTGAGGACAATTATATGATAAGAATCCTCCTTCTCCATCAAATGGAATAAAACTTTTATCAGAACATACGCCATTTCTATATACAAAATATGAACATGATCTACTTTTATCAAACTTATAATCTTCTATATATTTAGATTGAGCAGGGGTAGTAAGTTTAGTGATTCTAATAATACAATTTTCAATATTATTTTCATCTAATCCTAATGATATATAATTAGGTTTAAATATTTTCTCATATGTATTTCCTCTTTTTCCTGATGTTCTAATTTTAAATGTAAACTTTTCATCGTCACTTTGAAAATATAATCCGGAATAATCATATTTTTTTATTCCATTAATAATTCTATATGGAATACAACACATATATTCTTTTTCAAATAATGTAGTTTTAATAAATTTTTTTTCTAAAATTTCTTCACCTTTATTTTCCATTATAGGTTTACAATGACTAAATCCTTGAATTTGTTTATTATTAAAATAGATATTAATATTATTTTGATTAATATATTCATCATCACAATCAAATAGAATACTTAAATGTGGATTATAACAGATATTAATGTGTTTAACTAATTCATCACCTCCACTATTAATTTCATAATCATATTCTTCACATAGATTTAGACATTTATCATTAAATGACTTAATAGTTTCACTGAAATCCTTATCATCCATTGAAATAATTAAGAAACCTTTATTTTCAGATTTATCATAATTTGTAATATCTTGAAATAATTTTTCAAGATTAACTGAATTTACTGTATCTGGTTCAATAATACTCATTAATTTTTGATTATATACTGCCATTTTTAATGTATTATCAATATTTAATCCTAAGATCATATAACCATTAGGAGAAATACAATGTGCTGATGATTTAATTCCTTTTCCATACTTAGAAATATCTGTTAAATCAACATTTCCTTTTGTCTTAAATAATGATACACCATTCTTTAATTTATCAGAAATATTTAATCCGTCTCTATTAATATTAAATTGAAATGACCATAAATCACCATCAATCTTATGAATTAATATTTCACTTGCTTTAAAATCAATAATATTATGAATAATTTCATCTATTGACGAGTTTAATGTATGACCATCTGCTCCACCATCCATTGTATATTTAAGTCCATCAACATCAATATTTACTTTATTATCGTAAGTAACAGAAGTCATTTTATTTATTTATATGATACTATGTTTAAGTTATTTCAAATTTATATTTTTTGAATAATTACATTTGATAAATGAGATAATTTATCTACATTTTTATCATTTCTATAATCATTTATATATTTTATTCTCTTTATTCCACTGGCTGCCATAATTTTAAAACAATGTATACACGGATAATGTGTTATATAAACAGTACATCCATCACAACTGGTGCCTCTTTTAGCACAATCTGCTATGGCATTCTGTTCAGCATGCACAGTTGCCTGTTCATGATTATTTTCAACAATAGATTCATGTGGAGCACCTGGTAAAAATCCATTATATCCTTGTGATATAATTCTATTATCTTTTGTTAGTAAACACCCTACTTTTAATCTATGACAAGGTGATCTTGTTGCTGTATTTTCTACAATTACTTTAAAATATTCTTCCCATGATGGCCTATTATTTGATTCCATTTTATATATATTTATTTATTATCTTTTAAATGACATTAATTTTTAACATATTTAAATACATGTTTATTTCCGTCATATATTAAATATTTAAGTTCTGGTCCATATACCTTGTAAATTTTTTTACACGGTTATTTTTATTTTTTTTATTTTTTATAGATTTGCTAGGTATATATAATATTTTATAAAAAAAAGATTATTAGTATTAATATATATTTATTTTATGTGACAAACAATATGATCATTAGTGAAATTAATAACTTTTTCATAACAATCTTCCCAGAATAATTTATCAAAATCATATTCAACCGAATTTTGATCTTCATTATAACATTCAATATGTAAAGACTTTTCTTTACCAGTCATAAACATATATGCGTTTAATTGAACTTTTTCATAATCAGGAATCATATTAAATAATCTTTTTGTTCTGTTTTTAGTTTCAACAACATATTCATCATTCATCCCATCAATCTTTCCTCTAAGAACAATATTAAATTTTCTTTCTGGGTCACAATATAGTTCTTTTTCATACATTTTAGAATTTCTTGAATCAATTACAATATTTCGTTTAATTTGCGTTTTGTTTAAATTATTATCTTCTTTAATATTACCACGTTTCATTCTTAAATCTTGTTTAACTGAACCTTCTAAACATTTATTTAAAGTAGGCATTGTTTTAAGAACTTCTTCTGCTTTTAATTTAGATTGTTCTTCTGTAATTTTTTCATTTAAAGATTTAGATAATACCTGTTGCTTAATAACATTTTCTACTTGTTTTAAAGAAGCATTATTTTCTAATTTTAGTTCATTTTTTATTGTTAAAAGATCTTTTTCTGATAATGAAATTAATGATTCTTCAATTTTAGATTTAGGAATATATTTCTTTACAATATTACTTCGATTTAAAACTGAATCAATTGCTTTTTGAATATTTTCATATTTGTTATGACCAGTGATTATAGATAGTTCACTAGCTACGATAACAATTCTATGCATATTTTTTAATATTAATAAAAAAAACTTTAAATATAAATCAAATTTAAATATATTTTATTGTATCTTCATATCTTGTTATAGAATATTTAACATTCAAAATTTTAGTATGAATATTATAATGAAATGGAAATATAGGTTGAATAAACGAAACTTTAATATTATTATTTCTCATTTTTGTCATATATTCAAAAACTTTATTTAATTCTTTAAAATATTTATGTGATAAATTATATTCTTTTTTATTGTAACGATTAATATAATATTCCATATTAAAATTATATTTTGATTTTAAAATTTCATCATTTAACATTTGACTAACATCATAATCTAGTAATCTTAATGGTGATGTTTCCATATTTATAAAAAATTTAAATATGTTTTTAATATATAATGGCTAAAAAAAAATCTAAAAGAAAGTTATCAAAAGAACATAAAGAAAAAATTTCACGAAGTTTAAAAAAATATCACAAAACATGTAAAAAATCAAAATCTAAATCAAAATCTATAACTGATAAAAGTATTGATGAATTTTTAGCAGGTATTAAATCTAATTCAAATAAATCTAAAAATAATTTAAAAAAAGAAATAGATAAATTAAAAAAAATGATTGAATAAAATTTTTTTCTATGTATATATTATAAAAATGGTTTTAGCAACAGGTGTTCATGAAATGGTCAAACAAAGTCTATCAAAAGAAAAAAAAGTAGAACATGAAACAGCTACTTTATTCGGTATTAGCATTGTTCTTTTAGTTAGATTATTAGATCTTGCTCTTGTTATATTGGCATTTTATTTTTACTTTAAATGTAATTTCGGTAAAAAAACATCAGTAAGTGATAAAGTATTAGGATTTCTTGCAGCTTGTTGCTGTAATATATGTTATGTTGCATATCACTTAGCAATACCTTGTTAATCTAACATAAGAAGTTCTTTATATCTTTTATTATAAATAAATTCATAAATAATGATAATAAAACATATAGTTAAAATTATATATATATTCTTACTATATCTAATATCAACTATTTTATCTAAAAAACTATTTAAATATCCTTCTTCTTTTTTAACTCCTCTTATTTTACATTCCATCCAACTTAATGTACATTTTCTATAATTAAATATCCATTTGAATGATAAAAAGATTAATATACCTATATAATATTTAGGTGTTTTACCATTCTTAAATAAACATAATAAACCTAATACTAAATATAAATAAATAAAATAAATAATCATATATATATTATAGATTAATTATTTTTGAATATACATTATTTATTTTTTTAAGATCATTATCATTTATATTATATTTATCTTTTATAAAATTTATAAAATTATCATCTTTTATAGTATTAAGTATATGTAATATATTTATGTCATAATTATTATTATTAATATTTTTATTATTTGATATATAAATCAATGATTTACTAACATATTTATTGTTAATTATTTTTTTTAAATTTATTTCATTTAAATAATATTTAGGATATATTACTGATAATAATATAAAAAAATCGCTTAAATCTATATGGTTTTTTATATAATATGTATTTACATTTTCTGCTAAACAACATGTCTTATATACTTTATTAATAACATTAACATCATCTGTAAGATAATGTATATTATCTAATATATCTAAGTATAAATTATTTATACAATGTGAATACCGTATTATATCACTATAATTATTAGATTTATATATTTTATCTAATATATTTGAAGTAAAATTATCTTCATAATCATAAATATCTTGTTTTTTATCATTTAAATTTAATATTTCAATATTAGATTTAATATTATTAATTTTTTTATCAGATTTATTAATTAAATCTATTAATTCAATTTCTATTAATTTTATATTTTTATTTTTTAATATATTATTTGTTATCGATTTTATATTATCATATGTATAATTAATTTCTACAAACGAACAATATTTTAATATTTTTTTAAAGTATTTATGATTTATATTAGAAGATATGAAAATAATAGGGTGATTTTTTTTATAATTTAGTAGTTTAGGAATATATGATAAAATTTCATTTAAATTACTTTTATTTAATTTTAAAAACAATTCTAAATTATCAAATATAATAGAATTATATTGATAATTTTTATTAAACATCATAGATATATTTTTTTTACCAAGTGATAAATTTAAAAAATCAGTTAATGAAGTTTTTTCTTTAAAGAAATCTATATTTATATTAATTATTTTATAGTTTTTTAGTAATATTTCAGCTAAACTTGTTTTTCCAGATGAAACATTTCCATAAATGAATAAGAATTTGTTTTTATAATCATAATTAACCCAATTATTTAATAAATCAATACTTTTATTATTCAAAAAAAAAGAATTAATATCCATAACTTAATACAAAAAATATGTTTAATTAATTTAATTACTTGATAAATCATTATCAGCGGATAGATCAAATGTTGTATTTTTCTTGAAATTGTTAGCGGGTAATGGTAACGGTTCTGGTAAAGATTGTATATCAGCCATATATTTATTATGCATTTCATAATTATTATATATTTTTTGTAAATTATATTCAGTTACTAATGAATTTAATTTTTGTATTTCAGTTTGAATTTGAGGTATAGTTGTAGCACCAGAATTACTATATTTTAAAAAGATACCTCTCATAATAGTTAATAATATATTATTTGATTGTTCATCTATAACAACCTTATATTTTTTGAAGAAATAATATCTCATCATTTTTTGTAAATTTAAGATATTTTCAGTTGAAAAAAAATATTTGCTTAATAAGGTTTCTTCTAAAACACCACTTAATATATTATCAGCACAAGCTCCTCTTTCTTTAAAATTTACATCATTATTTGCTAAGATATCTTGTAAATTATTTGTATTTTCATATACATCAGGAATAATACCATTTTTTTTACTCATTATAATATATATATATATATTTAATAATTATTTTTTTTTAAATACGATTTTAATTCATCTAATTCTTGAATCCACATAGTTTTTGTATCTTTATTTGTAATAATTTCTATATCATCATTAATTTTATTTAATTCATTATTTAATTCATTAACCTTATCTAATGTCATAGAATATATAGGCATATTAATTAAATAATTATATCCATTCTTAATTAATTCTAAATCAATAGGATCCTCTATAATATTAGTAGATGAATCATATAGTTTATATTTATCATCAAACAATTGTTTTAATAAATCTTGTTTACTACATTCTGAAACTTTAATATTTTTATTAATAACACTATTAATAAATTTTATCTTATTTTCTAATATACATAATTTATTATTTAGTTCATTTAAAATATATGCCTTTCTTGTAGAATATAATTGTAATCTTACTCGATAATGTTCATCTAATATCTGATATATTGTGCCATATTTTTGAATCTTACAATCCTTATTAAAAGCATGCATATTTGTTAAAGATATGTTCGAAACTAATTTTAATTTCTTTTCAAAAGTACTTACCTTATCTTTAACTGTAAAATTCTTTTTATCATATAAGAATGTATCTGATAAAGTTATTTTAATACTAATATCTTCTTCTGTAGAATGATTATCAAAATCTAAGATTAATTCTGATTTTTCAGATAATATATCTTCTTCAAGGAATCTAATATATTTATCAGTCCATTCGCCAATAGGTAATTCGGTAATTACTAGTTTATTATCATTTAATTCATAATTACCTTTCGAAATATAATTACAATCATTTACTTTAATAATTTTTCCCTTAAAACCCTTATAATTAGGATGCATAGAATTATAGTTTCCAATTTGAATTTTTCTTTTAATATTATTAATGATATCAATTGGATTAAATTGAGGAACATTTGTACTCCATCCAGTTCCAATTCCTACCATACCATTAACAAGAATCATAGGGATAATTGGTGCATAATATTCTGGTTCTACTAATATTCCATCATCATTAATATATTTTAATAAATTAATATCTTCTTTTCTAAATATTAAATCTGTAACAGGATTAATTTCTGTATGAATATATCTGGATGATGCGGCATCAGCACCACCCATAATTCTTGTTCCAAATTGTCCATTTGGTTTTAAAAGGTTAATATTATTAGATCCTACAAAATCTTGTGCCATACCAATAATTGCTCCTTGTAATGATACTTCACCATGATGATAAGCAGCATGTTCACTAACATAACCGGAAAGTTGTGCTACTCTAATTTCTGAATATAATTTTCTCTTAAAGCAAGAGAACAATATTTTTCTTTGTGATGTTTTTAATCCATCAATACTTGATCCAATTGATCTACTAGTGTCTGAGTTAGAGAAATGAATTAATTCTTTATTGATAAAATCATTAATTTGTGTTTTCTTAATATTGTAATCTAAGATTATTTCTTTATCGTATTTTTTAAGCCAAGTTTTTCTATCATTTGATTGTTTCTTATTAAATGCCAAATTTATAGATGCATCTGTATTATCATCAGTAACATAATCATTAACTTTAAGTTCTCTAAAATATTGCTTGGCTTCAACAGATGTAGATGTTCCTAATCCCTTATAGTATTTAATATTATATTTATTAGAATTACTTGTTTTCTTTTTCCAAGTTTCATAGTCTGTTAAAGTATAAAATGGTTTAATAGTTTTCTTTAATGAAACCTTTACAATAGGTGTTATCATATATGAAATGAAATCAAAATTTAATAGTTCAGGCCATAAATGATGAAACATATTAATTAATAATCCTTTAATATGAAATCCATCATGATCTTGATCTGTCATAATCATAATTTTACCATAACGAAGTGATTTAATATCTTTATATTTTTTATTACTTTCTAATCCTAATATTTTCTTGATATTGACTATTTCAGCATTACCATTAATTTGTTTAACATTCGCTTCGCGAACATTTAGAACTTTCCCTTTTAAAGGAAATACACCATATTTATCACGACCTACTTCTGATAATCCGGCAATTGCCATAGATTTTGCTGAATCTCCCTCAGTTAAAATTAAAGTACATTCGTGTGATTGTTTTGTTCCGGCCCAATTAGCATCATCTAATTTAGGAACAATAATCTTATTTTTCTTTTTTCCATCTGTTTTCTTTAAGTCTTTATTATCATTTTTATTATTAGCATCAAGAATTTTATCTATTAATTCATTATGCGAACATATTTTTTTAATAGTTTTAGCTGATACAATCGGTTTTGAGCCAAATTTACTTTGTGAAGTAATACATCTTTCTTTTGTTTGTGAATCGAATGAAGGATTTTCAATTACACAATTAATATATAATGACATATATCTGCGAATAACTTTATCTTTTATTTCTTTCTTATGTTGTTTCTTAATAAATGCTATTATACCATTAGATATTTGTTTAGCGATACATTCTACATGAGAACCACCTTTTGAAGTACATATACCATTCACAAATGATAATTGTTCGAATGTATCATTATGAGATACTGAGAAAATTACATCCCATCTATCTGAAATAGTTTCATGAAACTTTTGAGAATCATTGTATAGTTTAACATAATCTAAGAATGATTTAATTTTAATTTTTTCATCATTTAAGTATACATTCACAGATTTATCAGTAATACCTGCAATATCATAAATTCTTCGGTGTATTAAATTAATCATATTTTCTGAATAATTTTTAATACCAAATCTTTTAAAGTCACATTTCCATGTAATTTTTGTATATGGTTTTGCTGAACATTTTTTAATATCAGGTTCATTACATTTAGTCATATTATTTTCCCAAGTTTGAGTATATTTTAATTTATTAATATGATCAACTGTTTCTATTGTAAATTCTTGTGAAAAGATATTTGCTAATTTAGCACCATATCCATTTTTTCCACCTACAATTCTTTTTTCACCTTTTTTATAATTAGATGATGTTAATAACTCACCAAATATTAATTGAGGAATATATATTTTTTCTTTTTCATGTTTTTTAACAATAATTCCATTTCCATCATTCATAATTGTTATAGAGTTATCAGGATTAAAGTTAATTTTTATTTGAGATACTTGAATGGCATCAGCATTATCTTTCAATCTAACTATCTGATCTCTTGAATTTACAAGAATCTCATTAAATATATTTAATAATGCCGGAATATATTCTATTTCTTTAAAGACAATTTTATCTTCATTTTTAATAGGGAGAATATCATTAATTTTATCAATACCACCAACATATGTGTCAGGAGTGTCATAAATATGTTGCCTTAATTCTTTTTTTTCATATTGTTCCGACATTTTAAATATATATTATATTTATTGTTTAAATTATAATTCAAATTTTATTTTTATAAATTAATGTAAAATTTTTTTCTATACTATAGTATAAACAACTATGGGAGGAGGATTAATGCAATTAGTAGCTTATGGCGCACAGGACATCTATCTTACTGGTAATCCACAGA